GTCAGGAGGCCAAAGGCTGGAAAGACCGAACGCCCCCCTCCCCGCATTGGTGCGTCACCCGATCGGCCACCCATCAAGCCCGATCGGCGCGCGGGCTGTGCCGCCGTTCTCTGCCACCGTCTTGGCGTCGTGGCAGTCGTCACAAATCGACTGAAGGTTCTCCTCGTCGTCTGTTCCGCCATCAGCCTTGCGCTTGATGTGGTCTACGTCAGTCGCTAAGCGAATGCGCCCCTGCGCCTTGCACACACAACACAGGCCGCAGTCCCTTTCGAGGATGCGCTTGCGCAGTTGCTGCCATGGCCAGCCATAGCCACGCGCTGTCGTGCTGGCGCCGTCGCTGCTAGCCCATGGTCGTCGTGCCATCGCCCGCCGCTGTTGCGTTGAGGAGCCCCGCGCCCAGCTTGTCACCACGTCGATGGCTGCCGGTGTTGACCACCGCCGGCTGGGTCAGAAAGCAGAAAGCCCGCACGTGGCGGGCCTTGGAATGCGGCGGCGTCAGAGTGTTACGTTGGGTCTGCTCGCCGCAGATGGGCGGCAGTATACGCCAATCACAATTCGAGCCTGGGCGCAAGTGCTGCCATCGCGGCAGGGCCAGCAAATGCGATCTCACGCTCGACCTCGGCGAGCAGCCATCTGGCCAGCAGTACCGTCTCCAACGAGAAATGCGTATCGAACGGCACCTTGCGCGTTCCTCTGCAGGCCGGGCACGCATGCTCGCTGAGCGACGGCGCACCCTGCATCAGCAGGTAGCCGTGACCGCCGCAGGGGCGGCACACGCCATCGCGGAACCATGCCAGCACAGACCGCCCGATGTCCTCGCACTGCACCCACTTCAGCGACATGCCGTCGCGCTTGGCCTTGCCCTTGGCAGACGACGCCAGGATGGACACGATCTCGCGCGACGCCGAGTTGTCGCCCGACAGCAGGCGCATCAGCGCAATGCCCAGCGGCGCACCGCGGACGACAGTCCCATCGGGCAGCGTGCGCTCTGCCTTTCCGGCCAGCGCTGCAGCGCCCAACACGTCGGCATCGCTGAAGGTCGTCTCGGGCTTCGACTTCAGGTTGCTGCTGTGGACGGCGCTGCTGTATCGGTCGCTGATCTTCATGCCGTCAAGCCATTCTTCGCGTTCGATGCGCAAGCACAGCGGCCTGCTGCGGCCGATGTCTTGCCAAGCATTGAGCGATTCGATCGACGTCGTCCTCGTACCTAATCTCAAACCCGGGGTCACTGTGGCTCGCCAATGTGGCTGGCATCGCATTGACGAAGACCAGTGAGTCGAATGTTTGGCAGGCTGTTGATCGGTAGCTCAGCGTCTGGAACCTAGCCCTTAGCGTTTCCTCTGCAAGTAGAAGCATTGCCGGCTTGATCAGGGATTCGGCTTCGTCTGTCGGCCTCGCTCTGCCATCCAAAGCGCCGAACGCGATTGCGCTTTGAAACGCCCACGCCTTGATGATGAGGGACTGCAGAAGCGCGCCTCTATGCTTCGACGGGACTCCGCCCAGCGTCTTGACGACCTTGGCATTGAACTCAGCCTGGCTGACCAGGCCAAGGCGCACCGCCTTCGAATCAAAGTCTTGTTGCGCATATGACTTCTGCGCCTCGGTTAGCGCGCCTCGCAGTCGGTTCCCTGTTGGATCGCGCCCGCGCAATAGATTGATCGCAACAACTGCGTTGCGCAGGTGCGGCAACGCAAGGACTCCCTCAATCTTTGCGGCTGTGTCTGCCGTCAGCCCGCCACACAGATCCAGAAGGCATACGTCAATCCGCCGCGAAGGACTCCATGCATACAGGTGTTCGAAGGCGTCTCCGACAAGCGTCAGCGTACCCTTCGATCGAAGCGCCTTTGCCGTCTGCTTGTCGTGCTCTATCGCAACAAGGTTGTTCCCGGCAAACCCCTTGGACGTCGCAACTGCCCTGTCTTCGTCCAATTCGCCAGCAAGGTAGAAGGTCAGCGCTTCGCGCTTCGGAACTTGGACGCGATCCGCGATGCAGTTCCAGAGCGAGCGCCTCCAGTGGCGCTTTTGTGGGAAGTCGTAGTTCATGCCTACTCCACCGCGCCCCATCCGCCAAACCGATGCCCACCGCGCGCCTCGCTCAGCGCCCCGTGCAGCGTGCGGGCCGGCTTCCTCGACAGGTACTCGAGCACCTGTTCGATGCTGTCCAAGTGCTGTTCCGTGGTCGGCACCTGCCAGAACGGCAACACACCGCCGCTGACTGGGACCAAGTCGTCGGCGGTCCACGTCATCGATCGCGTAGCGTTGGCTTCAGCCAGCACGCGCGTCGCATCCGACGGCATGACGCCCTCGGCATTGGTGATCGCGTCGATGCGCTTTTGGCGGGCCTCCGCTCGCGCAGTGCAGTCGCGGCCGATGCCGAGTGCTCCGTTGTGACGCCTGATGGCCCACACCGCTGTTTCGACGGACGTTCGGATCATCTCGTCGAATAGGCCGGTGGTTGCGTTCAGCACTGGTCGAACAACTCGCTTCGTCATCACTCACCTTCCCGGCCGATCGCGGCCACGTTGAACCATTGCCGCCGTTCAGGCGGCGATCTCCATCTGCGCCGCGTTGCCCTTGACCCGCCTGCGCGTGGTGAACAGCCGCCCAGCCCGAGGCGGCAGCAGCCCGAGCCGGCGCGCGCAGTCCGGCCCGGCATACGCCACGAAGCCGGCGCCCGTCACAGTCGCGGCGGCGCGCAGCAGAAGCCGGCCGCAGACATAGCACCGCATCATTTCCGGTCCACCTGCCACCAGGACATGACCGCAGACCGCGCCTCGTCCGCGCCGACGCCGGGCATCGTGACCCGGATCGCCTCGCGCAGATCGGCCCGCGCCTGCAGCCGCTCGTCCTTCGACCGCTTCTCGTCCATCACCGCGGCCATCGCATCGGAGCGGGCCAGCGCACGCGCCTGGCAGCCTCGGCAGCCGGCGCGGAACTCGTCGGAGGCGCCGACGATCGCGCGGGCGCAGGCTGGGCAAGTCATGCCGCAATCGCCTGCTGCAGCGGCTCAGCCACCGACCACACCTCGACGCGCACGCACGGCGTGGCCGCGTACCGCTTGCGCACCCGCAGGTCGACCACGAGCACGTCGTCGCGCCACAGGACGCCGTTCAGGCCGTCGAAGATCGCCTTCACCACGTTGTCGCAGTCCGGCTTGGTGGTCGGCAGCACCTCGCCAGCCAGGGCCATGCGCTGCTTCTTCTGCGACCAGCTCGCCGGCACCGCTGCGTCGATGAACAGGTTGACGCCAACGGCTGCATCGAACAGCGGGCGGCCCTGCATCGCTTGCTGGGCAGCGTGCGCGACCAAGCCCTCGTATGCAACGGTCTTCTGCGGCGTCGCCATGCGCGAGAAGCCGGCGATCTTGACGATCTTCGTGCGGCCCTTGCCGGTGGGGGCGCCGGGGACGGTGAATGCGATCATTTCGGCCTCGGTATGCAGATGAACAGCACGAGCGGAAGCCACGCCAGAATCAGCCACCGAATGGTCTGCGAGTGCTCCGGTTCGACCATGAACAAGGCAGCCAGCAGGCCGTAGGCGACGACCGCCCAAGCGGCAAGCAGCGCCACGAACACGGCGCGCGTCACCGCAGCCCCCAAGCCGCAAGCGCCACCACCGCGACAACCGCCAGCGGCAGCAGCACGAGCACAAGGCCGATGCGGGCCATCCGCACCTCGCTGCGGTCGGCCTTCACTTCCCGCCTCCGTAGGCTCGCTCAATCGCGCTGCCGGTGTGCAGGTAACTGCCCGGCGTCATCGCGCTGAAGAACGGCTCGATGTGGTCCGGCGTGTACCGACGATCCACGAAGCTCGGGCAGATCGTGACCTTCGCTCCGGTGATGGGAGCGGTTGCGGCGCCGTGCACCAGCCTTCCAACGCCGGTCTTCTTCCACACCGTCGCTTTGGCCGGGATCGACTTCGACGCCTCGCGCGTCGTCGCCTCGTGCTGCGGCAGGCACCAGCGCTTCTGTCGCGTCGCCTTGCCCGCTGAGCAACCGTCGTGCACGCCGATCACCATCCCGAACTTGCCCATCTCGTAGCAGGCGTTGTTCGCGCGCTGCTCGCTGATGTCGATCGTCAGCGCGATCTGGCGCGAGTGCATGCCGGCCGGCTTGTCGGCCAGCAGTTCTAGGATGCGGGCCTTGGCGCTGCCCGGTTGGATGGAACCCTTGGTGTAGGCCATCAGAGTGTGTTCCCGGTATGCAACTGCCGCTTCGCAGTTATGTAGGCTTCATGCGCCGCCTCAGCTGTCGCGTGGGCGCCAAGGTGAATCAGCCGTCCGTTTGCATGGATGCACGAAGTAAAGCGGTTGCCGAGCTTTCGCACGCCAAGGAACCCGGCCTTGTTGTCCCGGTGCGGGCGGCGGATGTTCTGGTGGTTGGATGTTTCTGAAATGTCGCGGAGATTGGTGATTCGGTTGTCGGCCTTGTCGCCGTTGATGTGGTCTATTTGACCGGCCGGCCATGCGCCGTAAACGTGGAGCCACGCCAAGCGGTGCGCGCTGTATTGGCGACCATCGAAACCGATTACCCAGTAGCCTTGGCGGCCAAGGCATCCAGCCTCACTCCCGGGTTGAGAACTTCCGCAACGAACCAGCCGCGTGAAGCGTCCGGTATGCGCGTCATAGCCCAGCACCCGACGTAGCCTCGAGACGATTACATCGGTCACTTAGAACACCTCCAGCGCACCGCCGCGCAGGGCGGGCGGCAGGTCTTCGTCGCGCACCGGGTGCTCCCAGGCCTTGGCCCATTGCAGCGCGGTGCGCTCGATCTTCCGGCCGGCGCGGTGCTCGGCGAGGACGGCCTGGGCTTGCAGGCGGAACAGTTCGCGCTGCTTCTCGGTTAGGGTCTTCGGTTCACATGACATCGTGCGTCTCGGTCATGAAGTCGTACGGCTGGACAGCCGTCAGCGGGCTGTCAGTGAATCGCAGACTGGTGTCGTCAAAGAACAAGCCGAACTTGCCCTCGACCTCGCCGTTGCGCTGCTTGTCGATGGCAAGGATCGCGTCCCATCGGTTGAGTAGATCGGCCTCTGTCGGCGAGCCGGTCAGATGCGCCGCGGTCTGCTTCGCGCGCTTGGCCTTGTCCTGCCACACCAGGATGACGTTCGAGCATTGGTCGCTGATCGCTGCGCTGCCGCGGATGTCGTACTTCGTCGGCGGCTTGTCCTCACCCATGCCTGCGGGCTTCTTGCAGTGCGCCACCAGATGCACGTGCAGGTCCGTCTCCTTAGCGATGTCGCACAGGTCGCCGACCATGCGCTTCTGCTCGTCGAGGCTTTCCTCGGACTGCACGACCTTCATCAGACTGTCGATCACCACGTGCCGGCCGTGCAGTTCCTTGGCGAAGTAGCGGCAGACCGCAATCGCCCGGTCAGGCAGCAGCCGGCCTTCGTGGTCGAACAGCCAGAGCCGGTCGTCGGTCCAGCGCATGAACTGCCGGCGCTCATCGACCGTCGGGACAGCGCGCGCCGCAGCCTGCCGACAAATGCGGGCCAGCGTCTTGCGCGGCTTCATCTCCAGGCTGACGATCAGCGTGCGCTCGCGCTGCACGCACAGGTCCAGCGCCACCTGCCCGGTGAACATCGACTTGCGGTGTCCGTTGAAGCCGGCCCAGCAGGTGACCTCGCCGGGCCGGAACTCGATCGCGTCGCGCAGTTTGGTCGAGAACATCGACGCCTTGCGCTGGCCGGATCGCGGCTCGAACTCAGCGTCCAGGTCCTCCGAGAAGTCGCTGGCGCGTCGCACCTTCGCCTTGCACTCCGTGTCGCGCTCGTACGCCGTGAAGTCGATGTCGTCGGGGATGAACTGCGCCATGGCTCAGGCCTCCGCCGATTCGGCCAGACTGTCGCGGGTGCTGACGGTGCGCACCTCCTCGCCGTTCCAGCAGTGCAGGATGGACACCACGCGGGCAGCGCCGGCCGCCTTGCAGGCCTCGTGCAGCTGCTCGACGCGGTCAGCATCGAAGCCGCTGGCGATGACGTGCAGGCCGACCAGGAACCGCAGATCGAGGCGCCGGATCGACTCGCTGTCGTGCGCCTCGACGTGGGCCTGGGCTGCCCACTCGGTCCAGTCGTTCGGGACCGTCGTGTGATCGGCCACAAGGTCGACGAAGGCGAGGCCGGGCCTCACGCCGCTGCGCCGCAGCTTTCGCAGGATGTCGTCGCCGCGCATCAGCGGACCTCCGATGTGTCGAAGAGGGATGACGCGGCGTGCTTGACGCCCTGAGCCGATTGGCCCATCTCGACCGCCCTGCGGCACCAGTTGCGCCAAGCGGCCTGCCAGTCGGCCTTCGCTGCGTCGCTGCCGGCCTTGGCTGCCCAGTGGTCTCGGAATCTGGCCAGCTCGGCGACAGCGGCGCCGTTGGCAAGTCCGAGCGTTGCGGCGAAAGCGAAGCCCGGCTGACCCGGGTCCCAATCGGCTGGGAGGCGCGATCCGCGCCCAGAAACCGAAGGTTTCTTCTTCTCTTCTCTTCTCTTCTCTTCTCTAGCTAACGCTGGCGTAACGCTCTTAGCGTTACAGGTTTCTGCTTCTGGCGTTTCATCAGCGTTACCGGATCGTGAGTTCGCTACCCGTTTTGCGGTCTGCGCGCGTTTCTTGGCAGACGCCCCGTTGTGCTCTTCGAAGCGCTGGATCACCACGCCTTGAGGGTCGTCTGAAAGCCACCCGACATCGACCAGCGCGGCAGCAAAGCCCTTCACTCCTGTCTTTCTGTCGATCTGCTGCATCGACAGGCCCGGCATGCAGCCGTCAGACGTGTGCTGGTCGGCGGTCGCCCAGAGCCAGTAGAGCGCGCCGATGGCCGTCGCCTCCTTCGATCCGACCAGATCGCAGATCCTGCCGATGCGAGGGTCGTCCCACAGGTTGCCGCGCATCTTGATCCAGTCGCCGCTCATGTTGGACGCCCCACAGACGCCGACCAACTCAGCCGCCAACACCGCGGCGCGGCCATGCGTGCCGGCTGGATCTGAGGCGGGCAAAGGGTCATGCTGCCTCGTCCAGCGTGTCGAACAAGTCATCCGTCTCGACCCCGAAGGCGTTGCCCTTCGCGGCGTGCTCGACGTTCTTCACGGCCTGGCGGTAGTAGCTGGCCTTCAGTTCCGCGCCGACCCCGCGCCGACCAAGCAGGACCGGGCTGTAGACCTCGCTGCCGACCCCCATGAACGGCGTGAACACCGTCTCGCCGGGGTTGCTGAACAACTGCACACAGCGGTCGATCACATCAAGCTGCAGCGGGTGGACGTGCTTCTCGTCCTCGCTGTCGCGGGCCTCTCGGTAGGGCAACACGCGCTGCATGCGGATGTCGTCCCACATGCAATCGGCGTACTGGCGCCAGATCCAGTGCGAGAAGCGGTTCTCGGTCTGCTTGCCGGTGTAGCCGCGGAAGGACATCACCTCGCCTGGTGGCGAGCGCTCGCCTGCGTACTCGAGCATGCCGACCGGGTGCGCGACTGGAACCGGGTTCGCGCCCGCCCTGCGGAACGTCAGCAGCTGGTCGCCAGCGGCCACGCCGCAGTCGATGCTGTCAGCCACCAGCGAGGCGTGCGCCAGGTTCTTCTGCATCGTGCGCAGACGCACCGCAAGCGGCTCTTTCCAGATCATGCGCCGGCCTGTGAATCGCCACCCTTCCGCCTCGTGCAGCCGGATGATGTCGCCCGGAAAGTCGATATAGCTGTCGGTGCCGCTGTTGCTGCGCGGAACGTCCATACAGTGAACCGCGGTCACGCGGCCCGGCATGGTTATCCTGGCCAGCTCGCGCACGACGAAGCGGTAGTGCTGGAAGAACGCGCCGTAGTCGTCGCAGTTCGACAGGTCTCGCTCGTCGCTGCTGTAGTGATACAAGCCACCGAACGGCGGCGAGTAGATCGACAGGTGCACGCTGCCAGCGGGAAGCCCGCTCATCACCTCGATGCAGTCTCCGTTGAAGAGTGCGTACTTGTCGGTGACGATCTGGTCTGCAACAGCCATTGCGGAATCTCCATTGGCTTGGTGTGTGTGGTGGTGCGGGCGATGCCGCTGGCGCGATTCATTTCAGCCACCAGCCGGTCGAACATCTGTTCAGCTTGGTCGGCCTTGCGCTGCAGGTTGCGGGTGACGCCCTGCTCGCCCTCTGTGGTCACGATGTCCACCCTGACGGGACGCTGCTGCCCGAAGCGCCAGCATCTGCGGATGGACTGGTAGTACTGTTCGAAGCTGTGCGACGGGAAGGTGACGACGTGTGCGCAGTGCTGAAAGTTCAGCCCCCACGCTCCGATCTTCGGCTTCGTGATGAGGACGCGGGCCTTGCCGTCAGCAAAGGCGGTCAGGCGGTCTTCTTTCGCGTCTTCGCTGTCGCTGCCAGCCACCTGGACGGCATCAGGTACCAGGCGCTCAAGCATGTCGCCTTCGTCGTTCAGGTGGCACCACACAAGGGCCGGCTGGCCGGTGTGGTTTACAAGGTCGGCGACGCGCTGGCAGCGCTCCTCTGTCGTGCGCCTGCGTTCTTCGCGTTGCTCTGCCAGGCCGACGGCCGGAAGCTCGAACAGCATCCCGGGCGCCAGCGTGTTGACTTGCACCAGGTGCTCAACCTCATGCAACGGAGGCAGCACAAACGCCGCGTCATCGAACCCAAGGTCTGACGGCTTGCGCATCGCCCGCGCCCAGCTGCACACCCACTGCCAGAACGGTAGTTCGGCGTGCCCCTTCAGGCGCCACTTGATGACCTCGCCACGCATGCGGCCTTGAGCGCTGTTGTTCAGGTCGTTCTTGAAGAACCTGTTGAGCATGTCCATGTGCCCGAGGTAGCCCAAGGCCTCGGAACTGGTGCCCAGCTCGATGTAGTCGTTCGGCGCCGCGGTCGCGGTCTGCAGCAACCGATACGGCACATGCCGCATGAACGCCGTCACCTCGCCCTTGTATCGGCCGGTGAAGGACTTGAGGATGCTGGACTCATCGCACACCACGCCGGCGAAGTCGCCAGGGTTGAAGTGATGCAGCCGCTCGTAGTTCGTGACAGTGATGTGCCCGTGGGCGGTGCCGTCGCGCGACACCTTGGCCTCGATGCCGAACTTCTCAGCCTCGCGCACGGTCTGCGCGCCGACAGCGGGTGGCGTCAGGTACAGCACCGGCTTGTTCGTCTTGCGGACGACGTTCGATGCCCACACCAAGCCCATCGGGGTCTTGCCAAGCCCGCAGTCTGAGAAGTTCGCGGCGCGGCCCTTGCGGATCGTCCAATCGCACTGCGCGGCCTGGAAGTCGAACATGAAGTCCGGCATCCACAGAGGGGCAAAGCCGCTGTCGGACCCGGACTGGCCCTTGGCCAACAGGAAGGCGCTGTAGTCGTTCATGCCGCAAACGCCTCTTCACGCATCTGGCGCATGAGCCAGCGCTGCAGCCGCTCGGCAGGCACGGTGACGCGCACGTCGCCTTGCTTGCCGCGGTGCACGACGGTCAGGTCGTCATTCGGTTTCGGCTGGCTGATCTTCAGCGGGCCGAGTTCGATGGGGGGTGGCGTTTCAGTCATAGGCTGAATCGTGCCGATTGTGCAGGCGGCCTGCAAATTGATTATGGCTATCGCGCAAATTTCATGATAGAGACAATCAAATATCGTGTTTGCGCGCTTGGCGGCATTATTCGGCTCATCGCAACACGCACCGGGACCCGCAAATGCAAGCCCACTCGACCCTAGCCTTCGTCTTCCTGGCCGGCACAGGCTTCGGCCTGATGCTGGCGCTGGCCGCAATGTGGTTCGTTTCGCGCGTCACCGGAGAGCTGGTGCGGCACCGCCAGCCCGCCGCGGTGATGGCGGGCCTCGAGGTGCGCGACAGCGACTGGGCATCGTTCGAAGCGGCGCGGAGGTCGGCATGAGAGCCTTCCTCGCGCGCTTCGTTGATGACGCCGGCCGCCGCGGTGAGCAGACCGTCATCGCGCGCTGCACGGTGGATGCGTTGCTGTTCGTGCTCGAGGAGCAGCCCGGGCTGCGCATGCTCAGCGTGAGGCCGGCATGACGCGCCGCCCCGACATCGAAAGCGGCCTGGAGTACAGCTCCGAGCTCGCCGCCCTGGTCGAGGCCGAGGCCCGCAGCACAGCGAGGTGGCTGCCCTTGGTGCAGTGGTTGGTCATCGTGGCCATCCTGGGCGCCGCTACCGCGGTGGTGCTGCTGTGACCGCCTTCCTCCGCCTCCTCGCCTTCCACCGTCGCTGCGGCATGCCGCAGCGCCACGCACTCCGTCGCGCCTGGATCGGCGCGTTTTCGAAAGGACCGACCCTGTGACCACCAAGACCGCAAGCATCGGCGCATGGCTACCATCTCGACACCAGTATCGACCGACCGATCTGTTTGATGCGGACGCCGTCGACATGCTCAACGCGCTGGGCTTTTCATCGCACGACATGAGCACCCACGGCTGGGTGAAGGTCGGCGACGCGCACATCAGCGTCGATCTGCTCCCGGCCGAACAGTGCGTGGCCGGCACCATCGCAGCGCTGCGCCGCGAACAGGGCGAACTGCAGGCCAAGGCCACGCAGATCGAAGGCGAGATTCAGAAGCTGCTGGCCATCACATATGCGCCGTCACGCGGCGCCGAAGAGGTGACGCTTTGAACGCGCCGCGCCCGACTGGACTCGCCCTCGACATGCCGGCCGAGCAGTACCACGCCGACGCCGGCAGCGTCAGCAACACGATGCTGTCGGACATGGCGAAGTCGCCAGCCCACTGCTACGCGCTGCACTTGGCGCCCAATCGACCGAAGCGCGAAGTCACCGACGCGATGCAAGCCGGCACGCTGGCGCACATGGTGGTGCTTGAGCCGGCCCGCGCCAAGCAAGCCTACGTCGTCAAGCCGCCCGGCATGCGGTTCAGCACGCGCGAGGGCATGGCCTGGCGTGACGCGCAGACGCTGCAGATCGTCAGCCACGACGACATGCAGGCGGCCGAGGCCCAGCGCGAAGCGGTGATGCGCGTCACAGCGCTGCGCGACCTGTTGAGCGACGGCGACTCGGAGGCGTCGGCCTTCTGGACCGACAAGTCGACAGGGCTGCGATGCCGGGCGCGTCCTGACCATCTGGCATGGGCAGGCCCGAAGCGCGCCACGGTACTGGACCTGAAGACCATCAGCGAGTTGACGCCGCAAGCCGTGCAGCGCGCGATTGCGACCTACGGCTACCACCGGCAACAGGCCCACTACAGCAACGGGTTGCGGGCGTGCGGCATCGAGGTCGAGGAGTTCGTCTTCGGCTTCGTCAGCAGCAGTTACCCGTTCTTGGCCGTGGCCTACGTGCTCGACGACGAGACGCGCGACCAGGGCGAAGAAGAGGTGGCCGAGTTGCTGGATCGGTTTGCCAATTGCCAGCGCGCGAACAACTGGCCCGCGTTCGGCGACGGCTACCAGCTGACCGGCCTTCCCGCCTGGGCCAAACGAAGCAACGAACTGGAGGTGTCCTATGTCGACTGACGTGAGCGATCTGCGCTCGACCATCATCCCCAAGTCGGATCAGTTGAACAGCGAGCAGCTGTTGGCCGGGCCGATGACCGTGCGCGTCACCGACGTACGCATCGGCAACAGCGACGAGCAGCCGATCAGCGTGCACTACGAAGGCGAGGCCGGGCGGCCCTACAAGCCGTGCAAGACCATGCGCAAGGTGCTGATCCTGGCCTGGGGTCCAGACGGCCGCGACTGGGCCGGCAAGTCGATGTCACTCTACTGCGACCCGCAGGTCAAGTTCGGCGGCGCGGAGGTGGGCGGCATCCGCATCAGCCACCTGTCGGACATCGACCGCGACATACAGGTGTCGCTGACGGCCACCAAGGGCAAGAAGGCGCTGCACACGATCAAGCGCTTGCAGGTCGACCGCGGGCCTGCGCTGGCGGACGTGCTGGACAAGATCAAGACCGCCAGCAACAGGGCAGAGATGGCCGCAGCGAAGGCGCTGGCCAGCACGATGCGCGACCAGCAGGACATCAGCGTCGCAGTCGCCGCGTACAACGCGCGGGCCGCGGAACTGAAGGCCAAGCCCGCAGCGCCGCCGCCAGCCGCTGACCCGTTCATCGCCGGCATCGAGGCCGAGGAATCGAGGCAGGGGGCGGCATGACCCTCACCGAAGAAGCCACCAGCTACGCCATGGACCGCGCGACGACGCCGGCCCAGCTTGCAGCGCTGCGCCGCGCCTACATGGCCGGCGCGCTCGAAGCGCTGACCAGCAAGGCACCCCGCGAGCAGATGCTGGCTGAAGTCATCCAGTACGGCCGGAGCATCGGCACGGCGGCTGAGAGCGCGCAGGCCTGACCACTCACTTCACCACCACGGAGCCGATTGCATGGTCCAGATCACAGAGACCACCGAGGCGGCGCTGGCCGAGACCTATGCCCGCGATCCGAGTTTCTACAGCGGCACGTTCTGCGTGACCTGCCGCGCGCATTTCCCGGTGGGCGCCGATGGCGAGTTCACCTGGGACGGCACGGCTGAGCGAGTGGGCACCTAAAGCCGAACGCAGAGGTAACCGGGCTGAGCCCAGGAGAGCAACGATGACCACTGATGCTGCCGGCGCAAGTCCGGTTGACCGAACTGTTAGGCCTGCCGCCGAAGCGCGCTGGTACTGCCTGAGCCGCGACGGCATGGCAACACTGTGCACCGACGAAGAGGACGCCAACGATGTCGCCGCTGAGAACTTTGTGCTCTACCCGCAGAACGGGCCGTACCGCGCTGCGCAGATGGTGGACTCTGCGCATGTGACCGACCTGCTGGCCGCGCTGCAGTGGTACGCCGACGGCATGCACTTTGACAAGGCCAGCCCGGACGCCTGGGACACCGTGAGCGGCGAGCCGCAGAACTGGTGGTGCGACGAGGCCGGCACCGCGACCGTGGAAGACGGTTCGATTGCCGCGATGACGCTGCGCGGCGAACTCACGGCGGCGCAGATTCAGGCGCTGGACTGAAGGGCCTAACGCTAGGTTGAGCCGGGACCAACAGCCGTGACCATGCCTGCTACTGCGCCAATGCCGCCCGCTGTTGGGCCTCGGCTCGAACCGTCAGTTGGGCGGCCCTTGCCGAAGCGCGAAGGCGTTGCCCTGCAGGTGGTGCCCTGCGACCTGAAGACGGCAAACGAGTTTGTGCGCCGACTGCACCGGCATAGCCGCCCAGTGGTGGGCCACAAGTTCGCGGTGGCGGTGGCGGCGCGGCTGCCGATTGGCGACGCGCGGCCGGGTGGCGCTGGCTACGGCATGCACATGGATTGCATCGTGGGCGTTGCCATCGTGGGCCGGCCTGTGGCTCCGCGCCTTGACGATGGGAAGGCCTGTGAAATCACGCGCTTGTGCACCGATGGCACGCCGAACGCTTGCAGCATGCTCTACGGCGCCGCACGCAGGGCCGCCCGCGCGATGGGGCATGCGCCGATCTACACGTACACGCTGCCCGATGAGGGCGGCGCCAGCTTGCGGGCCGCTGGGTTCAGGCTCGACAAAGAGGACGCGGGCGGAAGCGCCGCGATGTGGCACAGCCGGCCAGGCCGAACCGCTCAGCCCGTGGGCGATGACCTGATTGGCGGCAAATGGAGGTGGATTGGATGAGCACAGACCCGACGCTGAAACCCGATAGGACAGCCGATTGGTACATGGATGTTGTGTGGCCACTGTTGCCAGTGCCGGGTGAGTTTGATGGTATGGATGCGTGCGATCAGTTCAGATGGCGAAGCGTTGTCCGATTGGCAATTGAGTACGTGCTTTGCGGAGAGCGTGGAGTACCGCCAGGCAGCAAGACGCCCCATTGCCCGAAAGGCGACGGGCCGTGCATTCGTGGCTGCAAAGGCTGGGAGTGCCGAGATGGATGGCCGGATGATCCGACGCTGAAGCCCGACATCGCGGCGCTGAAGAAGCGCCTTGCGGAAGACCCGGGCTTTGCGGCCCAAGTGACGGGCGACAGGCCGCTTCGGCGGAACGTGGACGGAGTTTGCACGCGCAGCACCTGCGAGTGTGAGCGCGAAGGGCTTGGGGATCAGTGCGTTTGGCTGAAGCCCGTAGAGGCTGAATTCGAGTGCCTTGGCGAACCAAGCCTATGCGCGAACCCGCGCGGGTGCGCTTGCGTGCCCGACAGCAAGACGCCCAACGCAGAGCTAACCGGACCCCAGCAGCGAGGATAGAAACATGAGCGCACCCGAGTTGACGAACGCACCCGAGCGGCCCGCTGTTGAGGGTCCGGTTCAGCGAAGGGTTGGGCGGCTAGAGCCGGAGCGTGCAGTTGCCCGCGCGCTGACGCCCGACTACTGGCTGCGCTCGCTGGCGACGATGACCGCCTACACACGCAGGCAAGACGACACCGACGGGGCGCGCGACTACAAGCAAGACCTGACCGTAACCATTGGGCCGGACGGCGATTGCTGGCTGCAGGCTGGCGGCGGGAACCTGCTGCGCTTCCGAACTTGGGGCGGTGGCGGCATGTCCGTACGCACGCGGCAAGCCCTGATGGTGTTGGCCGAGGCCATGCGGCTGGACAACGAAGACCGGCCGCAGCAGTGAACAAGACGCCCAACGTTCGAGCTAACCTGACCAAAGGGGCAGCAGATGACTGAGAAAAGCGAGACGGCGCAGCCTGCCCCTTTGGGTCAGGTTGAGCGAGGGGTTGGGCGTCTGGAGCCGGAGCGCACGAATGCATGCACGCACTGCGGCAGCGTGGCGTGTGCCAACGGCGGCGGCGCCATGAACGGGTATTGGGTGATTCACCTAGGCTGCGACGACGCCAAAGCCGCAAAGGAGCAAGCATGAAAGACGATCTGTTGATACGGGCCGCGCAGGCCAACGGGCACCCTTACCCGTGGGTGATGCCGAACGGCTTTGGAGATCGCCCCTGGAACCCGCTGGAGAACAACGAGGATGCGTTGGTGCTGGTTGTGCGGATTGGGCTGCAGGTGACTGCGTACCCGATGTACGACGAGCCCAAGCATTCGGTGATCGTGCGCAAGCCGGTGTGGAACCACGACGCGCAGGAAGGCGACGGAGTGGAAGTGGTGGAGCCCTACGGTGCCGACGCGCTGGCCGCCACTCGCCGCGCCATCACGATGTGCGCTGCTGAGCTTGCACGCCGCGCCATCACGATGTGCGCTGCTGAGCTTGCACGCCGCAAGACGCCCAACGTTGCATTGACCGGGCCGCGGGGCCATGCCGGCTAGTGCCTGTGCCGTTGCGGCTCCGGTCGAATGCGGGGTTAGCCGGCTGGTGGACGAGCGCGACGAATGACCGCACGCAACCAGTCTAGGCCGTGGGCGTCGATCTTGGACCACAGGTCAGGCGGCAAGCGGATCGAGCGCTGTACAAGGCGCTGGTCTTCGGGGATTGGCGGCCGACCGCCCTTGTTCTTTGGCTGTTCCATGCGGCGAGTATACGGGATGCAGAAACCGCTTGCGCTATCGATGTTTGTGTGATGTAATAACCGCACCTTAACCGGAGAACCGCATGGCACTCAAGAGCATCCAACTGGCAACGATTAGCCCCAGCAACCGCGCAGAAGGCAAGTTCACTGTGGACGCGCACTCGGACGACGGCAACATCCGCGCCACCTTCGACTGCGACAGCGAACACGATGCGATCAAGCTGCGCAACGCGATCCGCGAACACGCCGCCCGCCTGCGCAGTGTGTCGGACTTCAGTGACCGCCGCACGCAGCAAGCCGGCTAACGCAGAGCTAACCGGAAACCCCGGCAGCCGCGATTGAGCCGAAGCGCCGCAAGG